CGAGGCTTGCGCCGAAGCATACGATTTAGTCAAGACGATCGACATTCCTGAAAGCATCAACGTGCGTGATGATGTAGGGGAGCGTTGTAAGAAACAAATCCCCGAGCTGAAAAAGCACGGATACATGACCGATTGGAAATACTGATGAGCGACGTGACAATCACAGAAACCGCAGCCCGACTAAACACCCATGAAGCAGTTTGTGCAGAGCGTTATGAAGGCATCCAAGCAAGTTTTGCTGAAGGTGCAAAAAGAATGCAACGTATCGAGTATATGCTGTACTGCATTGGCGCTGTTGTGTTACTTGGTCCTGGTTTCGCAGCAGAACTCGTGAAGAAGCTGACCGGAGGCTGAAGTGATTGATCCAATCACCATTGGTGCTGCACTAACTGGAATCCAAAAAGCAGTCTCGCTTGTCAAGCAAGCGGCCAAGACTGCCCAAGATGTCGGTTCGCTTGCGCCCATGGTGGCGGATCTGTTTGACGCCAAGCACAAGGCCACCGTGGCCATGGTGGAGGGCAAGAAAGCCGGGGGCTCCAATCTTGGCTTGGCGATGAAAATCGAAGTTGCCCTGATGGAGTCCGCGACAATCGAGAAAGAGCTTCAGATGCTCTTTTTTATGTCTGGCAAAGCTGACGTCTGGGAAAAAATCAAATCCCGTGAAGCGGCAATGAACAAGGACGACAAGTACGCCGCCAAAGCCGCTGAAGACAGAGCCAAGAAGCAAAAAGAAGAACAAGAAGAGTTCATGATTGTTGCTCTTGTCATTGTCTTGCTGATTGTTTTGTTTGGCGGTGGATACTATGTCGTGTCTGACATTGTGGAAACAGCGAAGAAAGAGCAACATGGCCACAAGCACAAGAACTAAACGTCCAGAATCGTTCATGTCTCGCCACTGGCGGGGTTTGATGGGCTTCACCTATTGTTTCATTTGCCTGTTCGATTTTGTGCTCGGGCCTTGCTTGTACTTCTACGTTCAACAATTTGAAACACAAGCAGTGAATGATGCTTACCGTGAATGGCAGCCCATGACGTTGCAAAACGGTGGTCTGTTTCATTTGGCCATGGGCGCAGTGCTCGGTGTGAGCAGCTGGGGCAAGACTCAAGAACGCACCTCGGAGAGCAAACCAAATGCTACTTAACCCCTATTTCTGGGTCGCCGCATTCAGCATCTGTCTGAGCTGTGCTTTTGGCGGTTACGAGTATGCTCAAAAGGGTATAGAACAGGAACGTGCGGTCGCCAAGGCCGCGCTCGATGCAGCCAACCAACACGCGCAGGAGATCACCAATGAACGAAACAAATCAATTACCGACATTTCTGGCCGTCTGGCCGACACGCAAGCCAGGGCTGATCAAGCTGCTAAAGCGCTTCGGAATAATCTTTCCACTGGTGCTGTCCGCCTGTCAATCGCCGGTTCCTGTGGTAGCCCAGTGTCCGGTGATCCCACCGCTGCCAATACCAATAACCCCGGAAGCTGCAACATTGACCCAGGAGCTGCTCAAGCTCTTGTCGCCATTACAGAACGAGGCGATTCCGCCATCGAAAAACTGAACTCGTGCATCGCTGCTTACAACTCACTGCTGGACCCTAAATGATCAAAAACTTTGCCGAATGCCTGACCGCCCTTCTCGAAGACGAGGGTGGTTTTGTCAACAACAGCCATGACCCCGGTGGCATGACCAACCTGGGCGTCACCAAGACCACTTGGGAAAACTGGTCACGCCGCACGGTCACCGAGCAAGAGATGCGCGAGTTGAACCGTGACCTCGTGGCTCCGCTGTACCAGACCAACTTCTGGGACGCTGTCAAGGGCGACAACTTGCCTACAGGCGTTGACTACGTCGTGTTTGACTTTGCGGTGAACGGTGGCCCTGGCCGCGCTCGTAAGTTCATCCAGGAGGCCGCCGGCGTCGAAGCTGATGGGTCGATCGGACCCGGTACTCTGGCCGCCATTGCCTCGATGGATGCAATTGATCTGGTGAACAAGTTCACCGACATCAAAGAAGAGTACTACAAAAGCCTGAGCACCTTTGAGACCTTTGGCAAAGGCTGGTTGGCCCGTGCCGAAAAAGTTCAGGGCCGCGCGCTCAAGATGATAGGGATAGCTTAACCGAGTACTCGCCGCACCAGGAGTCTTCCCCGATGTTGGGGAAGGCTGCCACGGGTGACGGCTGGAGCTGCATCCCCGACAGCGCGGTCTTGGTGGGGATCATGACCACAGTGGTCTGGGGCGGGTAACGATGGCATTCATCGTCTTGACGGAATTTGCAGCTGTTGCAGGATGCGACGTTCATGAGTTTCTTTCTAATGCCTTGGTAAACATGGCTTCAAGTTTCAAAATGGTGTTTTTGGGGCCTGCGACATAGTCGTCTTCCTCGAAGCCAAACTGCTCCAAGGGGATCATGTCCCAGTTGGTGTACTCCTCGATCCGCTCGATGAAGAAGTTCGAGTAAGCCCCCACCGGCACTCGGTTCTCCAAGGGGTCCCACAGTATATTGTCTAGGCGCTGCCTGATGTGACTCGGGATCGACAAGTGCAGCAGCGTTCTATCTGGGCCTTTGGGTCTCATGTGTTCTTCTCCTTGAGTTTGGCTTCAATGCGTCTTGCGTAAACATCAATGGTCTGTGTTGGCAAACCTTGTAAGCATTCTTGTATTTCCTCATCCGTCAGCCCTACCCATGTGCGCTGTGGTGACAACATTTTTTGAACATCCCCACACATTACTTTGATTGCGTTGTAGCCTTCAGGNTCATTGTTGTCTGCAAGTTCATAAGCCTCTTGCATAATCCTGATTCTGATGGGTTCAAAGTCTTTGTTGCTTATCCACCCCACAGGCTCCTGCACAGGTGCTGCCAGTGCTTCTTTAATGGCGGCGATGGCTTGTTGCGTCCGATATGAACCGCCTAATCGCCATACAGCCACATCTCCACCCCATTGAGTAGGTGGAGTGCCAAATAGGTTCTCCAACGCATCCAACGCCAAGCGTAGGGCTTCGTCTTTAGTCATGTGTTCTTCTCCTTGAGTTTGGCTTCGATGGCTTGGGCAAAATCTTTTACTCGCATTTCACCCGCCGTATATTTAACGATGCCCTCCCATGTTTGCATAGTTTCCTCATCCGTCAGCCCGACCCATCCCTTTGGGTGGGTGTAAAGGGGTTCGCAACATGGGTCATCTTTGTTGTCTGGGTATGTGCAATAGTTCCAAACCCAATGGCCATCCCCAACTGGCATTTGGTATCGGTATGCCACCGGCTCAGGCTCTGGTTGTGCCAGTGCTTCTTTGGTTTTCATCACAACCTCCAAACAAGAACCAGTGTGCACAACAGCACAATGGTCGCACAAGCAAGGATCACATATTCGCTGTAGTCGAGCGGCTGCACCTCGAACTTCTCGATCCATTCAGCGTTCTTGGGCTCCCAGGGGAATGCTTCCTCGAGGGTGCGGGGATAGCATCGGGTGGTGTCGTTAATTTCCATGACTAAACTCCTTTTGACTGTCTGTATTGCTTGATTGCATTTCTGAGACCCGCTTGGGTCTGCGCCTTGTCGTCAAGTGCCAACGCTTGAGCCTGATCCAGGGTTTTCTGCATCAGAATGCGATGGCAAATGACAGGTGCTCCTTGGCCCTGACGCCGCACACGGGCGTTGAACTGCTCGTACAGGTCTAAGCTCCAGTTGAGCCCAAACCACACGAGAATGTGGCCATTTTTCTGTAACCCATCGATGCCGTGACCCATCGACGCCGGGTGACCGATCATCAACGCACAGTCACCGCCCTTCCAGCGGGTCATGGCATTGTTCAGATCCTTCTCGCTCTTGCACTCGGTCAGGTTGATCGGGCGCAGGTTTTTGAACTTGGTCATGATGCGCTCGGCATCGGACCGGTAAGCATAGGCGCACAGGATCGGTGAGCCCTGGGCCTCGTCAATAATCTCCTCAAGGGCTTCGAGCTTCAAATCATGGATCGCTTCCCACATGGGCATCCCGGCCACCGGGTACATGGCTCCATTGGAGAATTGGAGGCACTTGTTGGTAAGAGACGCCTGGTTGAACATCTCCACCTCCGCGCCGCTGTCCATGCGAAGGAAGAACTCCCGCTCCATCGAGTCGTATTTGGACCGCAGCGCCTCGGGCATCTCGATCTCCACGTTGTTGACCATGAGGTCGGGCAGCGGGTTGTAGTCCTCCGCGCTCATCTCGAGTGTGATGTCGCCGATCAACTTCTTGATGGTCTCCTCGGTGTCAGCAAAGGCCACCTCCTTGAACGGCCCGACCTTGTGGTAGAACCGGGTGCGGAAAGCCGTCTTCGATGTGCCCAAACGGATGCCCCGGTCCACGACCAAGAACTGACCATGCAGATCCTTGTAGCCGTTGCTGGCCGGTGTGCCGGTGAGCCCAGTGGTCCAGACGAACTTGTCCAGGATCTTCTTGGTCGCCTTGACCCGGTCTGTGGCGCTGTTTTTCATCTTGCTGATCTCGTCCCACACGATGCCGGTGAAGGGCATCTCTTTGCCCTTGCTGACGAAATAGGTGTGCAGGGTCTCCGATAGCCACTTGAGGTTCTCGTAGTTGATCAGGTAGATGTCGGCCTCGCGCAGCAAAGACCTGGTGCGCTGGTCCTTGTTGCCCATGACCATGCTGAATCGCAGGTGCTTGGTGTGCTCCCACTTCACAGCCTCTTGACGCCAGACCAGCCGGATGACCCGGATCGGAGCCACGATCAGGACGCCTTTTAGAAACTGAGTGCGGATCAGGTGCGCCATGCTGGTCAGGGTGATCACGGTCTTGCCCAGACCCATGTCGAGCCACAGCATCGAGTTAGGGTGGGTGCACTGGAAGTTGACCGCCTTCTTTTGGTAGTCGTGGAGTAAGTTAGGTGTCAGCATTAAGACGCACCCATCAAATCAACCATGTACTTGCCTTCTTGCACGCTGTCAATCACGAACACGTTGACGTTGTGCATACGCAGCTTGTCGTGCTCACGCTGCTGAGCTTCGGTGGCCTTGGCTCCCGTGCGCTTGAACTCGCAGAACCAGAACGTGCCCCGAGGTGTGATGAACAGGCGGTCAGGCACAGCAGCTCGAGCGGGTGAGGTGAACTTGTAGGCCAGGATGCCCTTGGCCTTGGCGTAGTCGCAGACAGCGCCTTCAATCTGTTTTTCTAGCATTGGCTTCTCTCATTAATTTGATGGCGTCTTTCAGGTCAAGGCGCAGCTGAGCCAGCGCCTCGTTCAGAGCAATGTTTTGCTCGTACTGTTCTTTGGCGAACTTGGCCAGGTTTTCATGGCTCCAAGTTTCAAAATACGGTGCATCCTTCACGCGAGTCCCAGACATAACGCCTCCACTTCCTTTACGTAATAGTCAAAATCTATTGGCAGCACAGCATCTCGAATGTCGTTGCAGACCTGCACGGTCCACCCGGCCTCGATGCCAATTGCGCGCCACTTGGTCGGGTCCTTGGCCAGCGGGGGCATCCACTTGGTCAGGGTCTTGCCACCCTTGGCCACGTAGTAGCGGCTGATGTTTTGCACCTGCTGCTCACCCCACTGGAGATAACTCGAGCGGGGAACCTTGGCCCGGAGCATGAAGTCCATGATCTCTGGCCACTGCTCCACGGTCTGGCGGATCGGCGCGCCCTCGGTCAGCACCTTCTCTGTCACCTTGGGGACCACCAAAGCACCGGCGTTTTGATGCCAGTCCATCTCGTACTCGTAGGCTCCCTTGCGCTTGACCTTGCCGCTCTCATAGACTGCCAGGTAGTTGTTCACGTCGCGGATCATCATGGCTTTGTAAAGCGCCTCTTCGAGCTGGAGCTTGGTCATGGCTTCCCACTGAACGCGGGTCTTTCTCAGGTCCTCGAGCTGGCCCCGCGGGATGCGAACGGTCATGCCGTCCGTGTTCACCTGGATGATCTGGGCATCGGTCCACTCCATGATCAGCTCAGCCAACAGGCACAGCAGCAGCTGGCCGTTGAGCGTGATGCTCATCGTGAAGAGTGGGTCGTAGAACACCGAGAATTGGTTGTTGCTGTCCCCGTAGACCCCGTTGAGTGCGAGTTTGAGCATCGCGTTTTCCGCGCTGGCTTTGGGGTATGTCTTGCGCTGCTCGTAGAGGTTGCGGTAGATGTCGACGAAGGTGGTTCCAAGGTGGGCTGGGTAGAAGCCATTAGCGATAGCGAGATTAGGGTAGTAAGAAGAAACGTCCAAATCGACGATAAGGTTTTCTCCATCTGACTCGATGACCTCGCTCTCAACTGAACCGTGTATACCACCAAGACCAAATACAAAATCAAACCCGTTGACACGTGCGACGATGTCATTGAAAACTCCCTTCGTTTCTGTGATTGACTGCTGCTTGAACCACTCCAGCACCCGAGTGAACTCGGGGCTCTTAAACGTGATCCAGGGCAGGATGGCATCCTTCAGGTGGATGACCGGCCGCTTGGTCTGGCGGGGTGTGCGGCCCTTGTCACTGTAGTCAAAGCAGGGCACACCGGCCTCCTCGAGCTTCATGGTGAAAAACTCTTTGCCGATCTTGGTGTCGTTGTAGTTGATCCAGTCGCGGCCTGGGTAAAGCGCGCACAGCTTCTCGCGAAACTTGATCATGTCCGAGGTGACGTGCATGAACTTCTTGGTCTCCGCGACATCGTGCCGGTTGTACTGCTTGAGCACGGTCAGCTGCTCGGGAGTAAGCACCGTGCCGGGCTTGAACGGCAGGTCCTCGATGCTGTCTGAGCGCATGTTGAACTCGAGGGCCTTCAGGCCGGTGGACCTGGCCTTGTTGTCGAAGTGGTGGATCTTGTACAAGTCCAGCTGCTCGACGTAACGCTCGGTGGGCTTGACCTGGTGCGACCACTTGTTCTCGTCGTCTTGAGAGTCAAAGATCGCCTGGGCCTTGTCGTACAGGGTCTTGGCGTCGCTGTAACCCATGCGGATCAGGGTGTGTAGGATGGGATAATCGAACCCCAGGTTGTTAAAGCCGACCATGCGCGAGTTGGTCTGCTTGAGGTACTGTAGGAACGCAACGATCTCACGACTGTCATTGCGTAGGTCTGAGATCTCGAACAGCCAGTGGAGAGGTGCTTGGGCATGTTCCACCGCCAGCGTGAACACGTTGGGATAGGTTTCGCAGTCATAGACAAAATCATTACTCATTACTTTTACTCAAAAGGTGGGGTACTCGTGTCATCGGCGGCGCTGTACCGGGCGCACCCACATATCCGATCAACAGTTTCCCCCGATTAAAGGTGGGGACCTCGATTTGGTCTTCAGCTAGACAGGGCAGAAAGCCAGAAAATTCCCTGTGTCGACATCCTCGAATGCTGGCTTAACAGCCCCCATACTCTTAGATCGAGCCGCCGTGCGACTCTTCAGCAGCTGGCTCAGCGGTCTGCTGTGCAATCGCGGGTGCTGCTTGCACGTTGGCCTCGTTTACCATCTTTTGCAACAGGGTCTGCAAGGTTTGGATTTTGTGCTCGAGAGCCTGGATCACTTCGCGCAGCTCGATGTCGGTGTGTGAGAAATTAAAAATCATCTTAGACTCCAGTCATGAAAGGTGGCAGACCCATGCCGCCGGGTGAGGGGATAGCTTGGGCAGGGTTGGAAACAGCGCCGAACAAGTTAGACGCATCGACAGAACCTTCGCCGAACGGGGTGTCATCCTTGAAGAACTGGACAGCGATCAGGTCGCAACGGATGCCGCGGCCATGNTTGTTGTCCTGAATCCAAGGCTTNACCGCGGCGTTGACTCGNCAGCCGCCATACATCTTACGAGTCAGCATCTGGTAAGCCATGGTGTTGGTGGGATCGATCGGTTGGCCGTTGGCCTCGATGATCTGGGGAGCTTGGTCCCGGCCAGCCGTGATGAACACGTTGCCAGCGTAGCCGTCGTAGGGTTGGAAAGTTTTCTTGTTGACCTTCTCTTCACCACGACCAAAGCAGCGGGTCTTGCGATCGTTCTGGATCATTCCCATCACGGTGTTGGCGTGCTCCTTCCACTTGTCCAAGGCCAGCTCACCGTAGCGCTTGAAGAACGCCTGGAAACCAGGGTGCTCTTGGGGCATGATGAACTCGCAGTTGTAGGACACACGGGTTTGACCCGTTTGTTCATTGACTTGCTTTTGGGGCTCGACCAAGTGGGGGAAAGACAAACGAACATCTGACAACAAAATAATATCTGACATGATTACTCCAAAGTTACTTTAACCAATCCGGCAATGCCGGTACTTCTTCCACTGCACTGAATAATGGTGCAGCGTTCATGACGACCGCAGGACGATCATCAGACTCGGGGACGATGGTCAGCTTACCGGCCATCTTCGTTACATACTCAGTGTGCATGGTCTTGATCTGACGCTCAGTGAGCTGCTTCTTGACCTCCACACCACTCTTCTTCGCGGTCCAGGTGAGCTTCTCGGCCTTGGCCGGTGAAATCAACTTGACCTCGTAGATCGACGCCTTCGGGATGCCCATCTTCATGAGCTTCTCGGCCATGTCCTCGTCAGCAAATGACCACGAGCGGCTGCCGCGACCATAGACTGCCTTCAGACCTGGAATGCTCTGGCCAGCCTTAAACCGGCGCAGTGCTTCGGCTTCCACACCCTCGAGCAGTTGACGCATCAAAGGCGCGGCTTCCATGATCTGACGGATCTGCTGATCGTCCATCTTGGCCGGGTCCTTGTCAGCGGCTTGCTGCGAGATCTCGAGTGCTTGCTCGGCCTGCTGGGCCACCGGCTGGAACAGTCCCATGGCGTCCATGACCTTGTCCTGACGCGCGGAGCACCCTTTGGCCTTGCAGTACTTGCACTGCGCGTCGCCAGGGATCAGGGGCGCTTGGGGGTCGTCCACCCGCATCCCGCCGATCACGTACTTGCCGATCTTGTCGAGCAGCTGGTTCACGTACATCTCGACGTGGCTGATCGGGTTCATGCCCTTGAGCAGCAGCTTGGGCTGGATCACGGTCAGACGCACCTTGTCGAAGGGATAGTCGCCATTGATCGGCAGCTTCAGCGCAGCCAGTGCACCGAGACCGTAGAGCTCGAGTTGAGGGTTGTCTTGGACGGGCACGTAGTTCATGCCGTCCTTGTAGTCGATCACCTCGAGCACACGGGCGGTGGGGGCATGGATC